ACCTTGATCTCCTTTTGCAGCAAATACATTTAAAGGCATAAAAAATAGAGCGACAAGCGCTCCTACTAAAATTTTCTTTTTCATGTTTTCCTCCTAAATAAAAAGGCATAGCATCAAGCTATACCTTAGTTTAGTTTCTCGTTGATTTTTTCAACGGTAGTTTTAATTGATTCAACATCTTTTAATGAATCGGCTAATTTATCAATTGTTTTTTGATAATTTTGCTCACGATCATTATTTTGTTTCATAACCCAAAAAAGCAAACCTACGAATAACACTGCAAACGAAATTTGCTCTGGATTTGTTAATAATCCTTTGACAAACTCTTCCAACATACTCCCTACTTTCCAACAATTTCTTTCATTTCATCTTCTGTAATACATAGTGGCACAAATTCCATCACTTGTTCAGGAGTGAAACAACCCCAATCAAACATCATTTTGATATCATCAAAAGTAAATAACATTATTCAGCACCTCCTTCCAATTTTTCGTTAATTTCCTTGATTTCTTTATCGTGGGCAGCAATCATAAGCATAGATTTTGAATTTAATTTAGCCAAACTATCAGATTTTTCTTTTAATTCTGTGTTCTCTTTCTGCATATTCATTGCTGATAGCATTAATTTTCCATTTAATTGCCCTAACTCATTTGATTTAACTTTAATAGCTTCATTTTCTTTTTCTAAATTTGAATAAAGAACACTAAGATTGTCTAGATTGTCTCTATCCAATTGATTCATAATTTCTTTCCAACGACTTTCACTAGGAATGAAAAATTGCTGGTTTAAATCAATATCTTCTAATGGTGGTACATCTGTAAAAGGAACTTGCACTGGGAAATCGTCAGATACCTGTAGCTCTGTACCTCCTGTTCGACCAAATTTCCATATTTTTTTCATGATATATCCTCCTTGTTAAATTCCATATTGTAAATCAAACTAGCTCTGTGATATGAGCTGATATCATTTGCACAAAATTAATATTTTTTCCTTCCAACATTTCTAAATAGAATGAAAAATAATCTCCTTTCTTTAAACTTACATTTAACTCAACAGGGATAAAATTTTTATAATTAATTCCTGTTATAGCACCTGTGCCACCAGCAGTCCCCATATCTCCTGTAGCTTCTTCATAACCTTTCCCTAAATGAACATATGCATATGGAATCCCACGGCTACCTTCAGCTTGTATTTTTACAACTGCACGAACATTCAATTTGCAATCTCTTAAAACTGTAGCTAACCATCTACCATCATTCCATTGTAGAGGGTTACTTCTCATTGGTAATCCTAAACGTTTTCCAACGTTGCTATATTCCGCACCAATTGAAAAACGAGAACGATTATGCAAATCATTATGATCTCTACCAGGTGTATACCAAGCTTCATAAAGTTGCTCTTTTTGTAACATTACTGGTGTTTGATTAACTAGTGGAATTTCGTCAAAATCTTTTATTCCACCTATTTTCTGAGGTTCAGTTAAATTCACAACATTCGTTGTAAATGATACTTCTTTCCAATCCGTCCATTTTGAAGGAATACCACCAAATTGACGAATAACAATTGTTCTCTCTGTTTGAAATAATTGTCTGACTCCACCTGGATCTTTATTAACAATCAAGCTTCCAGAGTTTGGTAATGGCTTGTTTTCAACTCCTGTAGCTGGAATCGAATAAATACCAGGTTCTACTGCATCATTTAAATCTAATATCTTAGAATTTTTTCTAACAAATAAGCCGTTTTCAGCTGACAATTTAGGAATGAATTTTTCTTCAGAGTCATTTTTATTTTTAGTAATTCTCTCTGATAAAATTTGAATATCACTTTTATTAGCATAACCCGAGGGGTCAACAGTTACGTCAACTTGTGCTGCATTTCCTACTTCTGTGTAAATAGTGAAACTAAAACCTGATTTACTCACACCAATGTCAGGTGGCATATACCCATTCACTTTCGCAGTAGAAACAGAATACAAGATTTCTCCTTTGTCAGGATCTGTTGCATATAATCCAACTGTATTTATATAATAGCCCTCGGTAATACCTTCATTGTTGATAGCTGCTGTAGCTGAAACAGTGGTCTTATTGTTGCTGTAAGCTTGTGCTTTAGACGTTTGTTTTATGTTACTTAAAACTGTCAACTCTTCTAATTGGCTATCTTGATATTCAGTAGAACTGATGGCAACTTGTGTAAATTCTGTAGTTGCTTTTTTTGATAATAGTTTGGCCATTAATTCTCGACCTTGGTTTGTAACAACTGATTTGTTAAATTCCAATCCTTTTCCCTCCTCACTTAATTTCTATAATTTGATAATTAGTTATTGCATGACCTGTTCTTTGAGCTGAATCAATTGCTATATCATCTTTAACATCTTGTGAAATTACAACTAATTCTGTTGGTATAGCAATAGACGCTAGAAAAACTTCGCTCGGAGGTATTTCACCTTTTAGCGAATTTCTAGCGTCTACTAAAATATTTGCTGGTACAATGCTACTAAAAATATATTCTAATTCTGAAATTTGACCAGCTTTTTCAAAATTCATTTCTATTAGCAAGCGATATTCATTATAAAACATTGTTAATTTTACTGGTTCACCAAAACTACTCAATAATTCTTGTAAATATCGTTCAGTATAAGGTACTTGTGATGTCATTCTGGTTAAAACTCTGAATCTCCTTGTTTCTAACGTATCCGTCGATTCAGGTGTTATTTTAAGCATTTGCTCATATAAACTAATAGTTCTGCTATCTGCAGTAGAAACGTATTGATTCGATTGTAATGTTTCAAGCTGATTTAAAAATTCTTCAGCAAGATGTTGTTCTATGCCTATCAATACATTCATTTCTAAAACATTGTGGTACCATTCTGGCAATAAGCTTTTTAATTCATCGATCATGTATATATCACCGACCCAGAAAATGCAATTTCTTGTTTTTGATTATCCAATTGAAGTGATATATCAGAGTCTAAATTATTCAGTTTTATCTCACTGATATTTGCAATTCCTTCAATCTGCATAATTTTCGCTATTAGTTGACTTCTATAAATCGTTTGAGAGTATTTATATCTATTGTCATGAGCAGACCATTGTCTACGTAATTCATAAAAATGTTCATTTATTTTTGAATTTATTCCTGACTTTAAATTTTCTAAGGAAGTGCCTGGAATCACATCAGCATGTAAACTAATATCAATTATTTTTTTAGTCGGCGGAGCCACTGTAACTTTATGCCCAATTGGTGCAATACCATATCCTTCTTGAGTATCTACTGGTGAAATCAATTCTTGCACTTTATCAACTAATGTTTTAGAAGGTATTTCAAATGAATTATTTAAAATTACAACACGAACTGTTCCGCCTCCTTGCCATATTGGATAAATTTGTACAGCACCTACACCATCAATTTTTGTTGTAAAATTGATATAATCTTCAATATTTCCACCAAAATCATTGATTTGGTATGTTTTTAGAATTCTGTCTCTTAAACTATCATCAGACTCTTCATCTCTTGCTGGAATGATAATTTCCACTATTTCAGCAGATGCTAGGGAGTTATAGTGATCAATTGGTAAAATTGGTCCAATGTATTCGTTCCCTCTAGCACCCTTTGTTTCTGCAATCATTGAGTAATAGCCGTTTCCCAAATCTTTTAGAATTGAAAAATAAATTGGATTATCTCCTGTTGTCGTAAATCGATTACCTTCAAACAATCTTAATGTTTCCCCTTGCTCAGAAGTAAATTTAGCTTTTGCAATAGCAGCAGTTGCTCCAATTCTCTTAATACCATGTTCTTCTGCTCGTAAATCTAAATATCTGCCGGTTGCTGTTTGTGTAAATGTTTCCAGTAACACATTTTTTAATTGAAGTGTTGAACTGGCTAGTTGATAACAAAGTGGTGCTATTGCATCATAAATAATCGATCCTTCTCTAGTATCGATTCCTTCAGGGACTTTTTCTAAGGCGGCATTTAAAAAGTATTCATAATCATATTTTTCTAAGTAACTGCCAACTTCCTCTAAATTATAAGAAATCATATTGTCACCTCTTTTTCTACAGGAACATTACCAAAAACAGTAGTTACGACAAATTTTACTAATAATGAACTCCTGTTCACCTCAACTATTTCAAAATTATTAATAGATGAAACACGTTCATCAATAATAAGTGCCTCTGTAATAATTCTTTCGAGTTCAGCTTTTGCTAGGTCCATATTTTCGCCGATAAGGTCTTCTAATTCTGTTCCGTAACTATCGGTATAAATCAAATGTGTGAATCTTGGCGTGGATAATGTTTTATCTACAAATTGACTCATTGCACCTAAATTATCTATAAAACCAATAATTCTTCCATTCGTAACTTTATATGTTTTTGAGGGCGTAAGGATTACTTCTTCATTAAAAATTTCTTCATCCATATATTACACCCTCTCTAAAACATAGTACTTTTGAGATTTTTGAGCTCTAAGCATACGAACTTTATCACCTACAACCAAATCTCGAAAAATATTGGCTGTTCCTTGCTTTCCATCCACTGAAAATGTCACTGTTAGATTTTTAACCATTTGTGATAATTCAATAAATGGAGTACTAATTTCAAAACGATTTTCCACTTGGATTTTTAGAGGTGCAATGTTTACAACTTGGCCATAAACTAAATCAGATAATTCACTATCTTTTACTCTAGATTTTTTTATTTGATTTGCTAAACGTTCTCCAGCCATTATGCCACCACCTCTACTTTTAAATTCATACTATGGCCATCTTTAAAATTATGTTTGCAGGTTTTAACAAGCGCTAAATTATCCTTACCTAAATTATCACGGTTCAAGTCTGATATTCGCAAAATAAAACTATTACCAGCTCGAATGCCAAGATTTCCCAAGGCATCGATTGAAATAGTTCTAGTTTCTTTATTTTTTTCTCCTAATAATACATTGGCTTGTTGTTGCAATTGGGAACTATTTAAATCTGCATCACTAACTGTTTCAACTATTTGTAATTTCCCCCACGTTTCGATATTTGCAGCGTTTTGTGCGACAAATATTTCTCGTTTTCCTTTTTCTTTATCTTCTCTCATTACTTTAACGGAATTAGCCGCATCATCTATTGAAGCTTCATAATCATAATCAGTCATTAAAGAGTTGTCCCCTATAACCAATTTAGTTATCATACGATTAAAATTAAAAAATTCAAGTGTTCCAGCATTATCCCAGAATCCATAACGAACTTTATAATTTTTTCGTGTTTCTTCAAGAGCATCTTCTAACATTGAGTAATACGTATGTTTATCTTCAACTACTGCTGCACAATTGTAGTTAACATTATCTAAAATCTTATGCGGTATTCCCTGTGTTTGGCATATTGTTCTAAATCTGCTAGATGCAGAAGATGCATTAAATACTAATGTATCTTCATTTTTTAAATATCTAGTTGAATCATAAGCCGTTATTTTCCATTGGCGATTTTTGCTTTTTGTACGACTGAACACTTTACCTTTAAAATAAAGTTTTCCATCAATTTTCATTTCAATAATATCACCATTTCGTAAGAAAACTTTAGAATCATCTAACATTTCAAATTGTAAACTTCCAGGTTGTGATTCAATAGATGTATTCCATACTGGAGGAGTACAAATTTCTGAAATATCATATTGTTCTCTGTTTTGCATAGATGTTTCAAGAATTTGTATTTTCATACCCGTCTCACACTTCCTGGTGTAACCCAACCACGCCAACCACCGTCAAGAAGTGTAACGTGATAGGGGCATTGTTTTCCGGGATTAATGAAGTTTACAATTCTTCTTGCGTTTTGTTCGATTACACCAGGACCTGCCCCCCATGAATCTCTGTGCAATTGGCCATTAACAATAACTTCACAGCCAGGTGTAATTGGTTTATTATTAGGTGGCTTTGGTCTTGGCGTAGGAGAAACCTTCTTTTTAACTGTTTTAACATATTTAGCCGCATGATTCCGATACTCTTTCAATTCAATTGAATATTCAATATCTTCGCTGGCATCAAGATAACCCCATTCAAACTTTTCAATTGCCGTTAAAATATTAATTCCACAATCCGTAACAATCAATCGAACACGCTGATTTTTATTCTTTGCATCTTCAAATACTTTCACCCAATTTTGAGGTGTCTGTTTTTTTGAATTTGGATTAATATAACTTGCTTTTGTATTTTTAGGGAAAATAGATTTAAAGGACGTTTCAACTAATGAACGCCCTCCAAAACTATTTATATCTCCTAATTTGACAACTTCTGTGACAGTATTATTTGATCCTGTAGTTAATTTAATTTCTCCTGGATTGACTGGAAGGATATGTCGCTTTCCTTCCACTTCTAAATAAAATTGAATCGCCACTATATCCCTCCTAATTTAAATCTGAATCAATTAATTCAATAATTTTATCTTCAAATTCTTCTAATAATGCTTCTGTATCAATTGGATCAGTTCCATTATTCTCAACATGAATAGCTACCTGTGGTACTACTTGATTGTTATTTACAACCACTTTCTGATTTGCAGATGTTTGAAGTCTAGAAATTTCCGTATCATCAAGATGAACTGTACTTGTTATATTTCCAGAAGCAGAAATATTTGCTAATTGATTTGGAATCGCTGCAGTAGCTAATGTATTGCTTGCATTTTCAACTAACGATACAGCTGACAAGATACCACCCGCTAAACCTTGCGAGAAGAAATCGCCTAACGCAAATGCTACTCTTGAAGGACTATGAATATCTAAAGCTTTTTTAACAGTAGATGCAACTCTATTCGCTACTGATTCAGCTGCTGCAATAGCAGAAGCAGCCCCTGCATTAATACCATTAGTTAATCCTGCCATGGCAAATGAGCCAGCAGAATATAGCTGTGATTGTAACCCGTTAAAAGCTGATACTATTTGTCCGACACCTGAACTTGCTGCTGCAGCTGCGCTTGCCATTCCTGCTAAGATAGTAGCTGTAAATGCAGCCATTCCAGTGACAGCAGCCATTCGAACGGCGTTCATAGCTATTTGAACGCTGGTCTGTATAATCTGCATACTTGCATTAAATGCTGTAGATACAGACATTAATCCTGAAATACTAACTTGTGCGACACCGATAAAACTTTGCAATTCAGAAGCTAATTGATTAAACGTACTAATCATTGCTTGCATTCCTGGAACACCAGTAATTTCAGGCATTTCATTTAGCCTTGTAACAACATCTTTAATTTGTTCAACAGTGCTCTTCACAGCTTCTACATTTACAGCTACAGATGCAAAGCTGTTTATCGCATCTCTAACCTCTGACATTTTAGATATTGTTTCCCTAATACTATCAATTCCTGCATTATTTATTTTACCTTGAGCAATATCTAAAAGAGAAGCATTGCCAATAGCTTCTATAACAGAAGCTATCTCAGTTACTTTATTAGTCGCTTCTGCTGACTTAATTTCTTGACTTGCAAATTGATTCAATGGTCCTATTAGCTCAATCAAAGCAGTTAAAGTATTTTTGACTTCTCCAAGTTGTGGACCTTTTAGCATTGTACCGAAATACTCTATTAGATTTGATGTACCCAGAGCTTCCACAACTAAACCTATGCCTTCTACTTTAGTCGCCGCTGTATAAGGCTCTATATTAGCTTGTGCTAATTGATTGATTGGTGCGATTAGCTGAACTATAGCATCTAAAGCACCCTTAACTTCATTTAATTGTGCTGCTTTAATCATTGACCCAATTACACCAGTAATCTTACCACTACCTAATTTCTCAATCATATCTGATATTTCTTCAATTCGTCTACTTGCAGTAGTTGGAAACATATTTGTATTTCCTAATATATTTATAGGATTAATTAAAGAAACAAGAGCATCTAATGCGCTTTTCACTTGATTGATTTGAGCTGTTTTAACCATTGATCCAATAGCTCCGCTCAAGCTTCCTGAATCAAGTGCCTGAACCACATCGTTAATATCCTTTATTTTATCTTTCACATCAGAAACACTAACTGAAATTGAGCTTAATCTATTTGCACTTTGTGCAATAGATATTAGCAACGAAAAAGTTTCATTCGCCTTTTCAAATGTTTCATTGCCCAAAGATCCACTAACAATTTCTTTAAATTTACCAAAAATTCCGTCACCATCTGTTAATGTTCCAATAACTTTCTTCAATTCATTAATTTTTTCAGTTATAGCATCCCCAGATATATTAATTTTATTCAATTCATTCATTTTTTCCGCTAATTGAATAAGTTTTTCAAAAGATGTTTTAGCTAAATCAAAATTAACATTTCCTAAAAAATTAGAAATTATTTCACCTAAATTAGCTCCACTCAATGCTCTAATGGCTGATTGAACAGCTTCTATTTTTTGTTCAACTCCAGTAGGTACAGGCATTTCATTCAATTTGTTTAAAGCCTCACCAAGAGCTATCATTTTGTTTACTCCAGAAATAACAATACCGGTATTTATGACACCAACCAGATTACTAAACACACTCATAACATTACCTAAATTAGCATTGGTAAAATATCCAATAACTTCTGCGATACTATCAATTTTTGTTTTAACCGAAGAAAAATCATCTGGCACTTTATCATTCATTTGTTGAATAGCTTCGGATACCAGCATCAGCTCAAAAGCAACGGCTGCAATTGTAGCTAAACCGCCAATTGCTACTGCACCACCAATACCAGTGGCAACTAAACCGCCAACAACAGCTATTAATCCACTAATAGCACCAATAGCAATAGACATATTAGCTACTTTAGATGAAAAATTACCAATATCATCAGGAATTTTATCATTAACTTGTTTCATTGCTTCAGCAGCTAACATTAATTCTCCTGAAATAGTAGCAACAACTAATAAACCAGCAATTGCGGCTGTTGGATTCATAGATGATAATTTCCCAACAATACCAACCAGCACAGACATCCCACTTAAAGCAATACCCATGTTGGCCATCTTAGGAGCAAAACTATCTATGTTATTTGGAACTTTTTCATTTATTTTATCCATTGCTTCGGCTGCAAGCATAAGTTCTCCTGAAATTGCAGCTATAAACATTAACCCAGAAATTGCAGCCTTAGGATTTTTTGAAGCAATTAAACCTGCAATCCCTGTTAAAACAGATAAGCTACTTAGGGCAATACCCATATTAGCCATTTTAGAAGAAAACTTACCAATATCATCTGGCACTTTATTTGAGATTTGTTTCATTGCTTCTGCTGCTAACATTAATTCCCCTGAAATAGCGGTCATAAATGCTAAACCAGCAATTGCTTTTCTTGGATTTCTAGAGGCCATTTTCCCCAGTGAATTAACAAGAATACTCATACCAGATAAAGCAATACCCATGTTTGCAAACTTCTTGCCCATAGATGATAAATCATCTGGCACCTTTTCATTCACTTCTTTTAATGCTTGTGCACCATGCTGAATTAATTTGATGACACCAAATGCCAAGGCAATACCAGAAGCTCCTTTGGCAAAACCATTCATCGTATCTAAAAAAGTTGTGAGCGGGCTCAATGGGTTCCCTTTTCCTTTAGAATCAGAAAAAGGGCTAGTAGGGGTTTTTTTAGGCATTTTCTTAAATAATCCGAAAAATGCTTTTCCGAGATTCCCACCCAATTTTCCAGTTGCTTTTGTTATTCCTAAAATAGCTGAACTAAATCCAAATAAAGGAGAAAGTATCCCTTTTCCAATTTTAAATCCTGCAAATGCTAATGCTAATTTAGGTAACATTGAAATTAGTTTAGCTATTGAATCAGAATGTTTTTCAACAAACCCAGCCAACTTAGAAACTGATTCAGTAATAGTGTCCATGAATCCTTTAAACCCTGCTACACTTTTTTCACTGCCAAAACTGCCTGTTAATTTGGCCAGACTTTTTTTAACAGCACCAAATGCATCGGATATTGGTTGTTTCATATCTTTAAACGAATTTTTTAGAACATCGACGTACGGTGTTACTTTTTGCACTAAGCCAGGTAATTTATCTAACCACCCAGCTTGTTGGTCATTTCCGTTAATAGCCGTAAATACGTCTTTTACTTTTTGTTTAATACCGTCAAATTGTTGTGCAATATTTTTACCAGAAATTTTTTCAACAAGTGAGTCAATTTTTCTGATAGAACCTTCCACTCCATTTGTTACAGCGGTTCTGATATTTTTGAAACTTGTTTTAATACCTTCAGAACCAATTAAAGCACGTTTTGCCCCATCGGTTCCTGTGTTGTAAAACTCAATTAATTTATCATTGAATTGGTCAAATGTGATGGTGCCTTCTTTTAAAGCATCATACAAATCATTTTGTGCCGTTTTACCTGCAAAACCAAATGCTGTTGCAAGATCATACAAAGCTGGTCCCATTGTCTCCTGTAATGAGCGCCAAGATTGCATATCTACTTCACCACGTGACAACATTTGAACGTATTGCTCTAAACCACGTGAAGCATCTTCTGAAGATGAACCCGAAGCTAAGAAAGCATTGTTCAATGAAATAGTAGTTTTGGTAGCACCATCTAAATCACGAGTTAGTGTGGCAATACGTTGTGTCGTACTTACAACATCACCTAGTGTTGTTGGCAATCCATCAATACCAGTTACTAAGGCATCTTTGGATTTTGCAGCATCTTCAAAAGAAAACCCAATAGCCTGCATCATTTTAGGGAATTGGTTTAATGTATCAAAACGATTAATAGCTCCATCCATGGAACTTTTAACAACATTAATACCTGCACCAATCGCTTTAGTTACCCCAATTGCTGCAACCATAGACTTAAAACCACTAGTAGCTGATGTCGCTGAACTTTTAATTTTATCCAACGAATTCTTAACATCATTGCCGTATTCTTTAAAGGCATTACCAGATTGTTTTAGAAATCCACCAATTTTTTTAGTTCCCGATGAAACAGCAGATACCACACCAGAAAAACCAGCAGATATCTTCCCTTTCATTGTCGACATTGCCCCACCAACTGCAGAGGACATAGCCGTAATTTTACTTTTTACACCACTAAATGCAGCACCAATTTTTGAAGTAAATCCTTGTAAATTAAGCTTTTGCGAAATCTGATTCCCGAAGTTCCCAAAAATAGATAAAATTCTTTCAATCGAAGATTTCACAACATTTGTAGCTGCAGTAAGTCCTGTTCTTAAACCAGAATTCAATTTGCTTACAGAAGCTTGTGCGATTGAACCTAATTTACTTAAAGCCTGGGCAGGTCCTGTTGTTTTTTGTTTAAAATCTTCCATAGATTGAGTTGTCTTTTTAAGACTATTATCTATTTTACTGAGAACATTGGTGAATTGGTCGCGTAAGCGTAAACTAGCTTCTAACGACGCCATCTAATCACCGTCTCCTCGTTTTAGTTTTAATCTTCTTTGCTTCTTTTTCTTCAGCTTCTGCCTTCATGTCAATAAATGCCATCAGCATAGCCTTTTCTTTTTTTGGTAATAAAGAAAACGTGGACGGTAGCATTCCGTTAGCATGGTATGCATGATACGCATACCAAAACTCACCAGAACTACCATCTTGCATTATTTTTTTACATCTTCAACAAGTGTTTCTTCATCTTCGTTAAATCCATTTAATTCTAAAACTTCTTTTGTTAATGTGGCATACTCACCAGCTAATAACATAGCTTTCAACGTTGCTGGCGCATCTCCTTCTGTTCCATAAAAGGCTTGGAGTTCAGCATTATTTAAGTCTGGTGACTTAATGCAACGTGCTAACAATAAAGCTCCGTATTTATCTGTATCAAGGTCTTTTACTAAATTTCCAGATTTACTACGTCGAGTAGTTGTGGCATTTTTCTTAACACGGTCATTTTCTGTTTCTGAAATTGATTCTAAAACAAATGGTGTTTTAAAGCGTTCCAATTTAACTTCTTTTTCTTCTCCAGTTACTTCCAACATAAAATCTTTGATATTCATTATAAATTCCTCCAAATTTGTATTTAATAAAAACGGCTATCTTGTAGTAAGACAGCCGTTAGTTTTTATCCTAATTTTGGTGTAGTAAACATGTCTAATAAATCTGCATCAGCAAAGGTGAAATCAACATCTTCATCTAACGTTTCGGATTCAATATCTAATTTTGCAATTACCACTGAATCAAAAATCACATCTTTTAACAACGTTGACTGACGGCCAATAGTAGAAGCTGGATCTTCATTCGTTACTTTAATTGTAATCATTGGAATCTTACCTGATTTTAAATAGTTAATTCCGATTTGCGCAAATTCACTTGTTACTTTGTGAATCGTCATAGAGCCAGTACCGTTAGCTCCAGTAACTTTTTGCTGATTCATTCGTTTCCCTAACACTGGAACCTCGGTTTTAACTAATTCTACAGTGGCTTCAATATTTTTAAGGAAAAACATTGGTACATTTCGACCGTCAATAGTCATGAAAGCCGTACCTTCACGACCTGAAATTACATCTCCTGCATTTAAAAAGCTCATTCTAATTTCCTCCTAACAATTTTTAGACAACTTGTACTGTCATATATAGTTTTTCTAAAGCATCTACTGGTTGAATTGCTACATTCAATACAATAGAATCACGTTCATTACCTTCAATAACTTCGACATCATCTGCTTTGAAGTCAGTGATTGCTCCTGCTGCTTGTAATGAATCAAAATAAGCAATACGGTTAGCCTTGAACATTTCCCGACCATCTTTATCACTATTTACTTTACCAATGAAATTATCTTCAAAAGCTTGTTTAGTTGTATTTGCAATATCATCTAAGACACGTAAAACACGATTTTTAGCAAATTCTTTCCCTTTTTCAGGTTCGAACGTGTGTAATGAGTTAATATCTTTTTCAATCACAACTTCACCACGTTTTTCAATAAAAATGAATTCACCTTTCTGTAAAGATTCAATAATCTCGGTATTTAAGAACCGTTGTGTGACATCTACAGCACCATCATATTTTTTATAAGTTAAAGAAGTGGCCACTCCTGCACCTGCAGTTGCTCCTGCAACCCAAGCTGTTGCTTGTTCTTTAGAAATCACTGTCCCATCTTCTAAAATAACGCCATTTTTAACGTTAATTACAGATTCATGATCTGCATCATAATTTGCAACAACTAACTGGCATTTTTTACCTTCTTCATCTCGTAAACGTTTAACGAAAGAAGTCGCTGCAATTTTTACTGATTCATCTTCAACTGGTAATGCCATTGTATTAAAATCATAGACTTGGATTTTCTCAAAATACGTAGCATAATCTTCCGCTGTAGCAGTTGTGTCTGTACCACCAGATAAACGAACTGAAAATGCAGTTAATGCACCTTTCCCAGAAAATGAAACTAAATTAGTTGCTTCTAATTCTTCAATATTTTTTACTGTTTGAACTTCAGATGGCTGTCCTTCAATAAATGTAGATACTTCAAATGCGCCTTCTTCATCTACTTTTTCTTTGGAAACAACATTAATCTGATTTCCACGGCTACCAGGATTAACAGCTGTAATAGTAAGACCGCCTTCTTTTGCGGTAGCTTTAGTTCCACCGCCGACACAATAAACCAAAACGGTTTTTGCTTGTTTCAAGGCTTCTTTAACTAATAATAATTTAGGATCAGACAATTCATATCCTAAAACCGCAGCATCTTTTTCATTTTCAATTTTAATCACTTTATCGGGTCCAAAATCTAATACCAATGGTAAAGTAACTACACCTTTTGATGATTCCGTTACTTTTACTTGCCCTGTTGACTTCACATTGATATACGCACCTGGACGAACTTTATTTTGTTTTTCCCATGTTCCACCTGCCATTACTTAACAGCTCCTTTTAATTTTTTAGTTAAAATTCCCTTCGCTTCTTCAATGCTATATTTTTTAGATTTATCTAAAAAAGCATTCAAGAAGTCTTTTTCTACTTTGTTAAAGCTTTCAGAGGTTAAAATATCCTCTATAGCGAAAACAGCTGGTTTATTTGCTGTTTTCGATTTCTTAACTTCTTGCTTAACCATTTTTTAGCCCTCCATTTGTTTGTAATTCTTTAAGCTGATTATTTTCTTGTGGTTTGGTTACTCGATAACGTATTTTAAAAGTTAAATTCAGCGTATTTTCGTTGATTTTAGCTTCTTTATTTAATACTTTAACTTGTAAACCATCAATGAAAGAGAATTCGTCTAACAGCTTCTGACGCATGTTTTCACATTGTTCCTTAACTCCTGGATCATCAAGAGAAGAATCTGGAAACCAAACAACACAATAAAGGTGTGAACGCATTTGATAATCCATGAGTTCATCTTTTGAATTACTTTGAATTTCATAAATATAAAAAGAAGGCTCTTCAAATGATTGTTCTTGCTGTTCCCGATAGATGATTGCATCTGGAACAATTTCAGCTAACTGGTTAGCAATATTTAAGGTTACATCAATCAAAACCAAACCTCCTCAAATAATCTTCAAATGCTGGACCAACAATTTTAGGTAATTGATTCATTACATCTTCCATAGTTAGCTTCATGAAAAATTGGCCTTCTACCCAGCCACTACCTGTAGCTTTTCTATGCCCTTCTTCAACAAATGAAGCATATTCAGTGTTGTTTGAAATAGTAACAACATAGCTGTCACCTTCTTTAGTTACACTTTCAAGGATCCAATTACGACGAAGAGTTCCTCCAGTCTTGGTTGCTCCTCCGCCATCAAAAACCAAAAGTTTTCCATCACTAACAAAGAAAACCTTGCCGTCATATTTACCAACAGGCGTTCTTTGTTTCACTTCACGTATCATTATGTTCCCTAATTGATTCATTACATCGAAAATAAAGTTTTCTTCTTGTAACGTTTTATGGAAATTTTGAGCAAATTTAAGAAATTCTTCATAGTAGAAACCATCATTACTCAAACAACCACATCCCTTACTATGACTACTTCTTGATGCGTATGATAACTAGAGAATCCTTCTGATGAGCGTTTATATTTTTTGGTAACACCATGCCTGTCAGTAATTAAAATACGACTACCTGCCTTTACATCAACACTTGGACTACAAAACAAAGTAGTAAGATAATTTTCATTTGTTGTATCTCCAGAAGTACTTGGATTCAACTGTTTTTGACTGATTCTACAAGGTTCATTCTCAACAATAGTTTGCCACACTGGTTTTGTTATAGCTCCTTGTTTCTTAGGTTTGTTTTCTTGAATGGTCAATAAGCTATCATAGTGTTTTTCAAACTCTTTCTTGGCTAAGTCATAAATCCCCATAGAATCACCTCTTTAATCGTCGAAAATTATTAAGTGTTCTTTTATAGTTTTTTGAAAAGCTAGGGGCACTCATAATTTTTTGATAAGCTTCTGCTTTCGTTTCTTTACTTATAGAAAAATCACCTTCAGTAATCGATTTTACTTCTCCATCAGATTCTGAAATATTGAACGTTAATGCTGTTTCATTAAGTAAATCAATAGTCATTAGAACAACTGTGTTATCAATTCCTTCAGGCCATTCTTCAACAGAAAAATGACAATAATTCAAAACATCATTAATTACTGTTTCAATAGCAAATGAAAAGACATCGTCTGATGAATTTTCTTCATCATTGATGCCTTTAGCTTTTTTAAATTTATCTAGAAGTCGTTCAGTTAACTTTTCCATAGGCTTTACTCACCTTGAGTTGGTGGTGTTACTTCAGTTAAATCAGCACTGATTTTATGGCGTAAGCAAATCAATCCAATTTTCTTATCTTCACGAACCTTTTCCCAGTTTTTAGGCAATGCTAAATCTTTATTCGTTGGTGTGACTTTTGAAACTTGTTCGGACTTGAATTTCAAGCCGAATGGATGAATGACACGAGCACGACGAACATATAACATATTATTACCTTTTGCTTTATCACGATCAGGCTCGTAAGTAATCATATCAGCTGGTGTTGCAGTATTTTGTCCAAATGCAGCTGTTGCATAAAGATAAGTTTCGTATACGCCATTTTCATCTGGTAGTAAAGAATCATCTTCAACTACTCGCATACCTAAATAGGTGTCAAATCCTGCCTTAGATTCACTAGCTGGAATATAATGTTTAGTCTGTACATTTTGTTTTTCTAGTTCTGCTTTTACTTTTGAATGTAAAGCAATAATAGCCAACTTACTACGTGACGTACCTAAAATAGAACGAGCATCAATAACCATTTCGGGACAAATTACAGGATTTTTTGCTCCTGATTGATCTGATACATGAGTGTCTGCTAATACTCCTTTGCTTTGACCTGTTCCTTTTGCAAATAAAGCTTTAATAATTGATTGCATAATTTCTTGGTCTGAACGCAATGTGTAATCAGCAAAATCGTTTAAAATTTGAGTAACAGGATTACTACCAGCAATGATTGCTACTAAATCAGTATAGCTTGCACCCGTTCCACGATATAAAACTGGAGCAATTTGTTGTTTAGCAGAAGTTTTACCTGTTTCTAACGCCGTGTCTTCTTCTAACACTTGGTCTGTCAAAGCTGTTTGAGCCCATTCAGGCATAGTAACATATTTACCACCCGATACAATCATTTGGTCTAAATTTGGAGTAGGCACCAAGATACCAGATTGAATAAATGCAGAATGTTCCTCTGCCTTTGTGTTCGTATACTGAGTATATTGCTCAGGAGTAATTGCATCTAATAGTTTTGTAATTTCATTTGCCATTATTAATTTTCCTCACTTTCTACTTGTTGACGTAAGAATCCTTCTACGTCATTTTCTTTCATTGCTTCTTCAAATGAAGCATAATTTTTGGTAGCTTGACCTGATGAAGGATTATAACTACCTTGTTTTGTACCTAAATCAAACAAATATGAATCTGATTCTTTTAATGCTTCAATTTGTTCCTGAACTCCTGACAATTCGCCATCTTTGAAGATGATTTTTTCATCGTCTAGCAAAGCAGTTACTGCCTTTGGATTTTTCGCTTTTGATTCAGATAACAAAGCATTTAATGCTGCTGACTTTTGAAAAGAAATTAGTTGTTCTTGATACTTTTCTTCTTGTTCTGAATTTTCCTTCTGTAAATCTTTAATTTGTTGTTTCAATGCATCATTATCAGAGTTATCTTTCTGAAGCTTTTTCAGATCAGCGTCACGTTTGTTGACTTGGTTCTTCAACTCTGTTTCTGACTGTTGTAACGTTGTGATTTGACTATTCAAGGTTGTAACTGTTTTCCCATGCTCGGCCATTACAAATTTAGCTTGGTCTTCAGTTAATCCTTGTTCAATTAAATCTTCTTTTTTCATAATAAATTCCTCCTAAGTGTTTTTAGAGCGGCAACTCCCGCTTTGAGTCCGTCTTTTAGAGACATACGGCAGGTCTAAAATAAAAAAGCCTAACGTTCGTTAGACTTCATTTTTTCTATTCTTACTTTTTATTTAAAAATTCTTCATAGTCGGCATCCAAATGGTCATATTTATCTTCACACATAATTTCACCTCATTTTTGGGCATAAAAATAGCACTCAATCAATTATGAATGAGTGCTTATTAAGCTACAATGTATTTATTAATTTCCTTTTTAAGAGTTTGTTTATCATCGTTGGTCAGTCCATCAAAATAAAATTCTTCTAACTTTTTAAAATGAACATAACCTCGTTCATCTTCTTTCAATTTTGATAACATGTTATCAAAAGCCAGATAGACTTCATCAGAATAATTAGCATCGTTTAATTCACTGAATGCTAGTTCTAAGTCCTGCATAAAAATTTTCATTTCTTCACCACCAACTTTCCTCTATTTAGGATATTATATACAGCTCCAAATTTGACTCCGTCATACCCACTTAATATGGCGTAAATTTCTCTGTTAGCATCCATAAAACCACTTCTTGAAGTAATAAATTGATAATATTCAGCATCTTTACCTAGATTATCTTTAATCTTCAAGAATGCTTGTAATTCTTTATCAAGATCAGACGAACTAATAAGGTTCATTTCTTCACCAAGGTAGGCTTTAATAAGTCGGCCGTTTTCGCCCCTGTTAGAATAATCTTCCGCTTTAAGCTTGAAGTCAGTAAAATATGAACCCCGACCATGCGTAGATGTCTTAGCACCCGAAATATCAAATTCACCATGTATAAAGCGCTCTAGTTGTTGTTTGGAAGACATCGAGCCATCTGTAGAGTCGCGTATCCCTCTGTAAATAGGCACCATACCTTCTGCTACTGATTCAACAACGTTTGGTTGTGCATCGTACCCATATTCTTTGAGCAAATATTTTACAAATTTTGATTTTTCATCATTATATGGATTCGATTTGTCCGAATATTTTTTGTTTCTCCATAAATCTATTATATCAATACCAGTAGCTTTTTTGTATTGATTAACAACATCTTTTGTATGAGAAATCATTTTGTTTATTCGGTCTACGTTGCCTATATTATCTCTGTTTAATTCTATTAAGTCAATTTTTTTATTATTTGATAATGCTTTTTTCCACTCATTAAATGATTGATGATTTTTGACTTCTCCTAAACCAGATTCTGGGTTCCTTTGCCAACGTTTTGAAGATTGCCAGCCAACTATAACAGGAATTTTTGTACATCGACAATTAGGATGAGCAGGGCATATGGGTGCGGACTTATCATCTACAGAAAATATTTTACCATCTAAGCTAGCACAAATAGAACAAGTGTGAACCTCAAGAGTCGCTAACCATTCCCACTCTTGAACACCTGTTTCTTTCATCGCTTTATCAGTTGCTATCTCAGCAATATGAGCCGATTCAGTTTGCACAAGTGAAATCATTCTGTTTCGTAACTGCTTATCAATACCCAACATCATATCATCAACAATCTTATCCGTAGACCAGCCATTTATAATACCTATTGACATTGAACGAGCTAATTTATCTGGTAACACTTTAAGATGGTTCTTCCATATACGTTTTGAAAAGTTTGCCCCTAACCAAGGCTTTTTTATGGCGACCTCTAATGCTCTAACATTATATTTAGCAAATTGTACAGGAATTTGGCCTCTATCAGATATTTCATAAATATCTTTTAAAAATACTGTATCTAATTGCCCCATTAAATGTGTGGCCATTTTGCTATTTTCTTTATTCGCTTGTTCAGCCAGTTGAAAGTAGAGTTGCCTTTGTAACTGTTGAGTACGGCTTATACGAGATCTAAAATATTCCTCATTTAATTCTTGAAGGTAGCCTCCTTCAATAGCTTTTCTTTTAAATTCAGCTAGAGACATCTTCCAGTTTTTCAAATCATCTTTTGCCAAAAGTGCATTAGCCTCTTCAAAAGAAATTTTGTGTTCATTGGCATACCTAGCAATCCAGTCATCAATAGTCTTTTTTAATGACTTAGCTAGTAAATCATAACGAAGTTCCATTTCTTTGATGTAGTCTCTATCTTCTTTATCACGATCAATAGAAACTTGAAGCATACGTTTTTGCCAATAGTTAAGTTTACTCATCTTCGTTCACATCTTTTTTTCTATAACTATCTATAGAATTGAAGTCATCTACTGTTTCGCCATTGAGGTTTGAAACTTCTTCTTCCCAGTCTTCTACTAAAGGATTATTTTTGGCTATAACTTCTTTTGATGTGACAGGCGAAAGTTTTGAAATAATGTCAGCAATTTTTGCATCATCTTTGATAGATGTTCTAGTCCACTTTTGCTCTATTTTGTCATCTTCATTATGTCCAGCATATTTAAGAATAAACCGAACTAGTTCTGCAAAACCTAAACTAAATTCCGTTTCTAGCATAGATGCTTTTAGTTCCAATAATGAATACATATATTCTAGGGCAGAACCCGAATTATTCTGGCCGATATTCTTTTGTGGATCTACCCCTTGGCCATGTAAAAATATTAATTCTCTGGTAGTTTCGAGAATTTTTGTTCTTGCTTCTACAGGAATCTCGATAGCTAATGTATCAACTCCGCTTTTACCGCCATCTTCTTCATCTTCTACTTTAACCATCTTATACTTTTTGAGATCATCTAAAAACTCTTGTTTATCTTGACCGCCATAATTGGTTAAAACAAAAATAATTTCTTGTATATCGTCCAAGTCATTAACAAATCCTGAATAGACTTTATCGTACACATCAACTAATTTCTTATATTTTTGTAAATCGGAAGTTTCTGAGGGGTTATTTCTAAAAGGTATGAATGGTACTTTTTCCCAATCGTGTGAATACGTATTTGTAGTGCCAATCTTTTCAGAAGTTCCGATATCATATACATCAAAAATAGGATATTCTTCTATATTTTCAAAAGTATCTTTCTTCTTCTTTTTAAATACACTACACTCTTTATCATTCCAAAATTCATAAATGATAAGTGTATTGCCTGATTCGTCATAGTCCTCATAGATACGCAAAACACCTTCTAATTTATTACTCAAACGTTTGGAATAAAGTGGGATAATTTGCTTTGAATCTACAACAGCATACCTAAAAAAGTCTTTATAATCTTCATCTTTCCATATATGAAGCCAAGCTACCCCAGCATTTGAAGCGTTGATACATAAGTCTTTAGCAACCTTCGGATAATGGTCACCTAAAATAGCAACAATTTCTCTATTCATTTCTTTAGAGGAATCTTCTTTTCCCAAATCGAAAGTCGGTGGCACCGTCATAGTATAAGCTGCTTTCTGGTCCACTAATAGTTGGTGCCAAGGCATGCTAATCCTGTTATCAGCATTTCGTAAAGGATTATCATTTTGCTTATCCTTGTTACTACGGTCAACCACATTACGTTTACGCAGAATATCGTTCTTATTTTCATAGTACAATTCACTTTTTCTGATTTGTGCTACTTTCGACGGAAAATTTTTGATGTTAGCTTTGATAATCTTTTTGACCGTTTCTATTTCCACACTGAAACGCCTCCTTTCTTAGTTCTTAAAATTGTATAAATAAAATATCTATCTGCGTCCATGCAGTGGTCATGCTCTTTAACTGGCTTATCTTCTCCTCTATCTGCTGCCTTTTCATCCCAGATATAAGAACCAAATTCAATAAAGGTATGCTTGCACTTAGATGACCATTTAACTTTTTGATTGTCCATGTTTGACAACATCGTTCTAATACCATCTAAAACATTATTTTTAGCAGATTTAACTATAAAACCAGATTGTTTAAGAGCTGCTTTGAAAGATGCAGCAGATGGATCAAGTAATATTTTTGTTTTCTTTTTACTTAAATTGTTTATTGAAAAAAACTTTTCCATTTCATCAACAAATTGTGCATCTGTTTTTTGCTTACTACTTTCACGCCCTGAATAATAAAATTCATCACGACAATACCAGAAAGGCATATCATTACCTGTTCCATCGATGGGCAAACTCCACAATTTAAATACTGTTGCATTCTGTGTACCATAATCGACGCTAACATAGCTTTTCTTATAATTAGTGTTCTCAGGTAAATCAACAACCATTGTAGTTTTATCAAAATTATCGAAGATGATTCCTTCAGATAAAACCCAAAGGCCACGAATATAACGGTCATAGAACACCCCTGAATACATTCGCTTATACCTATCAATAACTCTTTCACTTAATGATGGATTATCTTCCATCGTAAAATGAATACGAATAGCATGCTTTTCTGTTAGCTTGTCTAACCATTCAAGTTTGAACCAATGATGAGGTCCAGCAGGATTACAGTTAAACCATGATTTAGCACCATCTACAGATAAACGTGCTGTTGCTTGGTTTACAAATGATTGTGGCATAAGCGCCACTTCATCAAAGAAAAAGCCAGCTGCAGTTAAACCTTGCACTAAATCTTGTGAAGCTTCATCTTTACCGCCAAATAAAAAGAAATAATTTGTTTTATTATTTTTAGTTATTTCAAGGATATTGTCTGTTCGATTGTCTTTAACAGCATAGCCACGACCTCTAAGCATCTTTTTTAATGGTCGTATAACGTTACGCCTTAATGAACCAATTGTTTTACCAGCCATTCCGAATTGCTCTTCATCATAACTTTCCATTGCCCAAAAGATGTAAGATAGCGACATAATAACTGTTTTACCTGCACGAACAGATCCATCACAAATAATAGCTTCTTTATCTTTATATTTAGGATTTTCCCACCAAGATAAAACTTGCTTTTGTTTTTTTGAAAATGCAGTAAACTTGAATACAACTGATGTTTTAGGCTTACGTTTCGATGTTGTCATCATTCCACACCTCACTATCAGTCGCAATATTCTTAATAGCATCCATAAAGCCATCATCACCAATTTCTTCTGGTCCAATATCTCCATTTTGAATTTTTAGACGTCTAATTTCAGCATCTAATTTTTCAGTTTGACGGCCAAACAGAACTTTCTTGTCTTGACTCAATGATAATTCATTCAGTTGCTTAATTGACTTAGTTAATTGATTACTAACACGAGTCAACGCATCTTCAATAGCTAAGATGTCATCTAACTTTCTAAATGTTTTACGAGTTACTTGAACGTCTTGCATAACTTCACGTTTTATTTCTAGCTTTCTACCGTCTCTTTCAACTGGTGTTTTAATTTTCCTTAGCTGTTGTAACCGTTCAACTTCTTCATCATTTAGTCCTTTTTCAGCTTCTTTGATACGTTTCATCATTCTAAACTGCCGTACCTTTAATAAGCGAATCTCATCATTCAAAATAAAAAAAGGATCATCATTCATATTAGAATAGATGTCCTTTTCTTCGTCAGATAACATATCGGCAAATATTGTTTCGTATTCGCCAGTTTTAATAGCGTTCTTATTACCTTTAGGAGGAGAACCTCCTTTGTTCCCTTTAGCATTTTTATTACCTGGAGGTGCTCCACCTTTATTGGTAACGTTACTATTCGATTTAGTAACGTTACCTTTTAATTCCTCCGCCCATTTATCAACAGATTTCCATTTCCTGATTTGAGAATCAGACACATTTAGTTCACTAGCTAATTCTTTAAGAACCTTTTTACCACCTGAATCTAGCCATATTTTTTTAGCTTCATCACGACGAGGGTCTCTTTTTCTAGCCATCCATTAACACCACCTCGCTTTTCGCTTCAATAGTTGAGTTTGTTTTCAATTATTTACAATCATAATTCTTTTAACTGACTTTCAATTTCAATTAAGTCTTTTAGGTCCTTAACTGTATTCAATTTAATATGACCTGCTTTAAAGTTGCTTATCCATTGAGCCTTTGCAGCCCTGATAATCTTGTTGTTTTCTTCCGCAACCTTTTGCTTTTCTAAAGCTTGTTGAACTTCATAATCAAATGTTTCCATTGTAGAATACCTCGCACTATTATATAATGCTAAAAGACACGGAGGGTGTCGAAAATCCACGCGTGGGAATTCTCTGTGTCTTCGGGGTATTCGTATCTCGTTGAATTGAGGCAAGTGTTAGCGCACTTGTCTCTTTTTATTTAGCGTTTGGATAAGGTTTTGATAATTTAATGATTTTTTTACGTATCTTTTTATTTAGTGGCATTAAATACTTATGTTTACCTTTTGATTCATAAATGGAAGCTTTTGGATCCACATGTTTATGCAAAAATTCTAGCCTTTGAGACCCCGTCCCATACTTGGCATGAATAGATTTAGGATGTGTCTTTTTTCCATTAACAATGAAATAGCGTTCCCCATCTGTCTTTCCAGTATATATCCAGTTTGTTGCTTGATAGATACCTCCATGATGGTTTTGGTCCGTATCTGCATAGCTTACTATTAATTGCATGCTTGGATTAAATTCTTTTAGGAACTTAATTGCTTTGGCCAAAATTTCTGATACAAACGATTTGTGATTGGTTAAAGCAACCCTAGTTAGTTCACAGCATTCTGTTTGTTTCAATCCATATGGGCTTCCTATGCATTTATTTGCACCTCTACTAAAAATTACTACTCCTATAAATTGGCCATCTTCCCATGCTCCTATTTTAATGAGCTTTCCAACAGGCACACTTTTGCTGTAATGAAAGTGCGTGCAAGCATACTTTGTAGCTTCATGAGTGGCCCAATCAACTTTCAACATCTCTTAAATCGAACTCCTCTCCACAACAAGGGCATTTAACAAATTTCGGTTCAAGTTTCGTCAAGTCTCCTTGGTCATCAATACTACCTGGTTCAAAATTTGGTATGTCAGTACTTTCAATTAAATTTTCTAATTCTTCGTTGTCAAACCCTGTTAACTCCAAATTATCTGCAGTTAGTTCATTAAGCAATTCTGTTAGTTTATCTTCATCCCAATTTCCAGAAATCTTATTTAAAGCTATGTTTAGAGCTTTTTCTTTATCCAATGGTAAATCAACCACAGAAACCTCTATCTCATCAAATAGGCCCAATTCTTTTGCAACAGTAACGCGTTGATGTCCACCAACCAAGTTTCCTGTATTTTTATTAAAAATGGGAGGGTCAACAAAGCCAAATTCTAAAATTGATTGTTTAAGTTTTTCATATTCTGCCATACCTGGCTTTAATTCAACTCTAGGGTTGTATTCGGCAGGATGTAGTTCTGATAACTTCATCTTTTTAAATTTCATTTCTAATCCCTCATGTTTCGCTTGATATTTTCTTGAATGTTCTTCTCATCAAAATAGCCATGCCCACAATAAACTAGCTTACACGCATCAATTTCCTTTGGCGTGGCTTCTCTCGTCATTTCAATAATTGAAGCGTTCTTCTTTATCTGTACAGACATAACAACGCGCATTGAATCAGTTGAGCGGTTCGGCTGTGGATATCTATGTGTTAACGATACATACCAATAGTTTTTCATGTTCTCTCTCCTAATTATTTTTATGTACTTGATTCAATAAATCACTTCTTGATATACTATTCATAGGTAGCAACTCCTTTTTGTAAATAGCAATCAAAAAATATTGTGCACGAATGCTACCTAGCCACTAGATCCCATAATCTAGTGGCTTTTTTATGTACAAAAAAGACTGCACGGTGAAAGTGCAGTCTAGGATAGGAGGGAAAATCTTAGCCATCATTCGACCGTAAAGGTAGTTACATTTGAATTATTGACGATATTTTTATTTAAGCAGCAAAAGCTACTTATTGACGTGACAGGAGTCGAACCTGCATGTACTTGATTAAAAACCAACCGCTCTCACCAATTGAGCTACACGCCATACCAGAAGGAGCTACCTCCTAGCAATTGCTAATAAACCAAATTAACCTTTACACACTCTCGTCAGAATGTTTTCCCATCAGGACGTAGCTTTCGCAGACTTTCACGGCTAAAATGATTATGTCACTGGCAAGGATTCGAACCTTGCACGATATAAGATAGGCGTGTGACGACGCCTCGTTTTACTTCCTGCTGAATCTGTGGGAACTCATTCCATCCACCGTATCTCCGCCATAGAGGTAACACACGTCATACGTGCCTGAATTTCAGGGAGAGTTTCTCGCTATCTCGTTCAGCCTACCCGTTACGCGGTCTCACCGAGACGGATCTCTTATATCTGATTAGCGTTACCCTTTCCGCCACAGTGACTGATCAATCAAACACCAGCAAAAACAATTGATTAAGTTTATCCTAAACTCACATAGCTGCTACTCCATCAGTTTAGAAATTCTCTCGGTGCGTAAGCAGCTGCCGCAGAGATCTGGTTAATGTTCTTATCTTCAGATGCTGGGCTAGAATACCGCGTCTAACCACGCCTATTATGCTTTATCCTGCATAAGGTAGTTACTGCATCTCTAGTAACTATTTGTCACTTGCAAACCTGTAGAAAAAAGAGGAGGTTATTCACCTCACTTCATTTTATTGAGAACGTATGTCTGCAAGTGACTATCGAAAGGCAAAGCAAACGGTGACTAAACCAGAAAGCGTTGTGTAATGTGTCCATTTCTTTGACTTTCGATACTACCATATTAACACGGTTTTTCGATCAAAAACCCTACAATTCCCCTACAAAAACCCTAAAAAAACCCTACAAATTTACTATTTATAAACAACAAGCGTTCCGTGTTTATATGCTTCAGCAAATTCGATTAAAGCATTTGATTTTAATTTTTCGACATTCTTTTCTCCATAGCCTCGTATCAGTTGCCCTATTTCCCAATTAGAATGTTTTTCTACATCGCAAAAACTGTAATGTAACACTTGTCGACTGATTAGACTTAGTGACATCAAAGCAATTAGTATGGCGTCTCTTTCTGCTTTTACGTCCATCATCTGTATCAACGCATCTTCTGACTTATTACCATACTTTTGATTTCTAGGCATATCAGTTATGACTGGAGAGCGTAAATCTACTAAGGAACGACCAGCTATTCGGTCCAAACGTCTAAAATTTTTCAACACGGCTCTCGCATTGGCTCTAGTCTGACTGAAATCAACTTCTTTTAACAATTGAATCAAGTTAAATCGCTCCTTTTATGTTATAATATCAATGTGGTTGGTCGGAGCGATTCCGACTTTTTTTATTTTTTAGAATTTTGAGTGCCGTTTGCAATTGCCTTTTCTTGCAAGCGACGCTTTTTCTTTTTAATTTTTGATTTTTTCTTACCCATGTTGCACCTCCAGTGTAATTGGTCTGCCATACTTTAAAATTTTCCAAGAGCCAGCATCATGTGACATTGATTGGCCCATTTCATAGTGATGCTTATCAAATTCAGCTTCTTTTTTTGAAAGATATGGTTCTGAATACTCAACATAAACGCCATCGACTTGCCTTCCTAAGATATAAACTTCTGGATAACTCATACACTTGAACCCCCTAAATATAGCCCTAACCCCAAAATAAACGAGCATGAAAGGAAATAAACGAGGTCACTGCTTGTTATGTCATTGCTATACACGAAATAGCTCACGGCTGCTTTTGCTACAAGAATCATTATTGCAATGCCACTAACTTTATTTATTACTCTTTTCCAATTGCGTTTCATTTATTCACCATCTTTCCACAGCACGGACATACTTTCGTTTAGTATTGCTTCTGTTAGTCCCAATTCCTTGCTGTATCCAATTAAAGCAGCAGCTAACGTGAAGACAATTTCATTATCATCCATTCCTGTAGCATTTATACCGATTTCGTTTTCACCAGTTTTTGTTAATAAGAGTTGTTCCATTTATTTGACCTCCTCACTTAATCCCCAAAAAGGATTTACCTTGTAAAATTTCTCAACTTCTCGATTCAAAGATCGCACCATACTTTCTAAAACTGTTGCTCGCGTTCCTAATGTGACATTTTGCTTTTTCGCTTTTTTGACACTTGTAATGCCTAAGTTGTGTCTTAATTCAGAAAAAATTAGTATTCCCTGATTACTATATTTCCATTTTAAATCTGGATTGGCTTGAATCTTTTCCCATAATTCGTTAGTGACAACTAAATAGTTATAATCACCTAAAAACGTTTGTTTTGCGGAACTTTTTAAGTCTGCCAACGTTACTTTTATTTCATAACATCTAATAGTGTTGTCAGTAGAATAAGTCATAAAGTCGACTCTTTCCTTGCCAAACCAGCCAATGGTTACCTCAAAACAGCCGAATACTCCCATTTTGTTGGTATAGTGCCACAAGCATTTCTCAGCTTGTCTGGTTAAATCAGTTTTCATTAGTTACCTACTTTCACTTAATTCCTAAGACGACATAACCATCTTGTTGGGCATAATCTGTAATGTACGTTATTTCTGCGACATGGACATCACCTGTATATTGTCCCTCTTGATATTCGTTTAAGCGTAAGATATCGCCTTTTTTATAGTTACGGTCATTTTTACGGATTTCAAAACGTTTATTCCCTGAAACAACCGCTTCAAAGTATTCTGGTAAAATTTTAAGCTCGTGAATGGTTGGCTCTTTCTCGACTTCGTAGCCATACCTCATAGCGTCGCACAACGTAAACTGTATATCTGCACTATTACTCAACCAATCATAAAATTCTCCGCTGTAATCCCATTTTTCAGCAACAAACCCATCTGAATCAGTTGCGTACTCAACGCTTAAAAAGAGATCAATTATATCAGTGGAATACTTATGTTTATTAAGCCATTCCGCAACAAACTTCGGAACAACAACTTTTATCGGTTCATCTAGTTGTTTTGCTAAATTAATTGCTCTTTCGTTGGCATAGTCAGCACCTTTCAAATAATCAAGGCTGTCTGTAGAAACTTCTATGCATTCTAATTCTTCAATCAATTCTTGTTTATTCATCGCTGTTCCTCCTACGTCAAATTTATATCAATAACTCTCTTAATAATTTCCCACTCATTTTTAGGAATGGTAAAATCGTGTTGACTTTCATCTGCTGAATTCGTTGTACATATCGCTAACTCTCCATCTAAAACACTGAAAAAAATACTTGCTTCACCACCTGAATGAACTTCAGAGAACTCAATTTCTCCAATTTTGAGACCACTTTTATTCATCGCTGTTCCTCCTACTCACAAATAATCAAAATGACTTTCTCATCAATAAATTGGCCTTCTTCGTCAATCATTCCAGCTTGCAAATCAACGTCAATTATTTTCTTAAAAAATTCATTGCCTTCACTATTCGATTTCACCATAACTTCAATATCACCGTATATTTTCTTTAACTCTTGAATTTTTTGTAATACTTCTAATGCATCCATTTTTTATCCTCCTTGTGATAATACTCTATCATCATCAATAACAAACGCATTGCCTACACTATTCTCTAACAGTTTTCTCATCTGTTCAGCTTCTTCACTAGTAAATGCTTTTGCGTCTTCTTTAGGTCCAAAACTGCAATAATTGCCAATAAATTTTTTTACATAGTTTTTATTTTCTTCTTTTCCAGATAAAATATAGATCAATTTCATAATTAATTAACCTCCAAAGGTTCCTTTTTCTGTTCCGAATAACTCATGAAATTTTCCATGTATATCGTATCCACATTTTCTACAATAACCTGCTTGTTCAATGTCTATTGAGCTTCGCTGTGGCTCTATTGGTGCACAATATATCTCGAAGTCATGATCACATTCTTCTTGCAATTGTTCTCTAAACTTAGTAATCATCTTCTTTCTTTCATCCAAACTTGATTGCTTTTAGTGCTTTTTTCTTTCTTAATTGGTTCAGTTTTTGTTTTCAAAATTTTATTTTTTTTAGACATAACTATTACTTTGCTAACCTCTTTAATAATTCCATCTGTTACAAATGCAGCACTTTCTGCAATCACCTTTTTTTCAAAAAATTTAGCATCTTTTATATTTGATACAGGATTCCCATATTGGTCCAAATATGCGGTTACTTTTACAACGTAAGGCATTTTTACTTCACCTCTTTTTTAATTAATTCAAGCCATTTCTCACTAGCTTTTTCTACCTCCTGAGAGGCTTTCTTATTACGTTTACCTCTCAATTGAACAATATGCCCTTTTTGATATTCCAAGGTGTAAAACGGCGTTTCTGTGTCGTTCTTCTTACGAACAAATACAATAGTTGTTTGCCCCTTACTGTGACGTTCAATGTAATGGCTACCACCTACACAATGATGTAATGCTTTACCTTCTTGGATTATTTCGATAATGTCTCGAGGTATTTTGAATTCATAATTACCAACAACTCTTTCTAGTTTTAAGCGTTTGACCAACGTTTCCTCGTACTCTTGCTGTAGTTTTTCATTTTCTTTTCTCTTTTGTTCGATTTTTAATTGATTCAGCAATTCCACAGCATTATCATGTGCTTTTTTTAAATCCTTAGGAATAATTAAATTAGCATCACCTGTAGGATCTATATTTAAATCTTTTAACATATTCAGATAGTCGAAGTAGTAAAGCATATTGATTTTATTTTTAATAACCCAATTCTGAAATTTAACCATTCCTATACCTTTCGGAATTTTGTTAATGGCATGATAATCCAAGAACTTTTCAATACCAGGTACGACCTTTCCATTCCGGTTTTTTATCCGTTTTTCTAATTCGAATTCATAAAAATCTCGGTTAGAATTTTTGAAAAATTGTTTATTTTCTTTCAGCCATTTCTTATTCAAGGTCCGCATATCTACACCTTTTCTATATGTTCCATTCTGATATGAATACTTCGGATACATCACTTCATCTGCTAGTTTTTTTGCATTTATTTTCTGCAAAAATTCAATTTCAAAGCGATATTGATACCAGTTTCTTAATTCATAAATTTGAATGTCATCATACTTAAACTTTAAATATTTTAATGGCGAAATCTTTTTTACTTTTGTCTCCCAATTATTTTTATAAAAAATTGTTCCATGATAAGGCGAACTCATTCCTCCATAATTTGGAGTAAGTCCAAAAACATATCCTTTACCCCATTTTGTTATCTTTACACATTCATCATTATCGAAAATTTCAAAATTCACCAACGTGCTTTCTAGGCTTTCTTTACCGTCAATAATATCTAACCAGTAGCCATAAGACTGAACCTCGATTCGTTTAGAAGTAACAAGTACTATTGCGAATGAATAAAACTTATCTACAAAAGTTAATCTTGAATTTTTTGTTAACCTTTTTTCTATAACATGGCCAAATTTTCTGTCAGAAGATACGATCACTTCATTTTTGTTGGACCACTTATAAATCGGTATTTGTGATTCACACCAGTTAAAAAAACTTTTAGGAGGAATTAATTTCTTCTCAACGTACCAATCAGCATTCTTTTTCATAGAAAATCAAGCAAATCTAATTGCAATCCTTCATTGATTTTTGGTTTATTGGCTTTTGGTTTTTCTTTAGACTTTTTCTTATCTTTGACAGGTTTATTTTTAGATTTAATTGATGTTGCAACTTGTGACGTTTCTTGTTTGACGTTTGTTTCATCTGATAGGTAATATTCTTTTACCCAATCAAAAACTTCTAAATCGTCTACAATAGCTACCCCTTTCATAGCCATTTCTCGAGCTTTATGTCCACAATAATTTAGAGCATTGCTGATTGATTTACCTTGTTTCAGAACCCCTTTAAATAGTTCTTCATCTTCTTGATCGCATAACCAATTATGAATTTTATCTTCAGCTTTTGTGTGCTCTTTTTCCATTTCTTTAAGCATAATAACTAATGCTTTTTCTTTTACGTCAGTCACTTATTTCCCCTCCAGGAATTCTTTGATTTGTCTGTCTAGTTCTGCTTGCTCATCAGGAGAAAGCTTTTTTTCAGTATTTTCTTTGGGTTCTTTTGCCCACTCTGGTAAATTTTCAACCCTCACATTTTGACGCTGGTAAGTCGCTCTTTGTTGGCCACGTTCCTTTTCATTCTTGATTTCAAATTTTAGTTTTTCAAACTGCGTTCTTAGCTTAGAAGCACTTCTAATGTTTCCAAACCAGAATGAATTTGTCGGTAACCAATCAAGAACATAGTCAATTGCTGCAATAGTTTGTTGATCTCGTTCTTCTATTAACCTGAACGTATCAGCCCATTTTTCAATCTTCACTCTTTTCATTTCACTTGGAAAATCATTGATTAAATTATTTTTTAACTTTTCAGCAAGACGTAAATGTTCGTCAGAATATTTACAAGATGTTTTTGACCTATTCTTTTTATCTTTATCTATATCTATTTCTTTATCTATATCTTTATCTGTACCGTTACAATCCGTTACTGTAACGTTACATGTAACGTTACTACTATTTTTATCCTCTAAAGCCTGTTGTTTCTTGCGTTCTCGATGTTTTCTAACTCGTTCTGCATTTTTCAAACGTACTTTTTCCATGCCTTCGATGTTTTGGTGCTTGTCCCAATTTTCAATAGCAATTAATCCATCTTCGTTTAAATCAATCATATTGAATTGCTGTAAAGTCATCAAAGCCAAACGAACAACATTGACAGGCTTAGAAAACAACGTCGCCAACATTTCTTCGGTATAAGGCATGTTCCTCTGAATATAGATCAATCCCTCATCATTGGTTTTGCCAGCCAATACTAGTAATCGAATCCAAATCACTAGTATTGCATCGGCTTCTGGCATCGATTGGATAAGTTTTATCTTTTCATCATCGAACATGGTTGTTTTTAGTTTTATCCAACTGATTTCTGCCATTGTTTACCCCCCTATGTGTAACTTTTTAATGGTATCTTGATTTAATTTAATTCCTTTAACATGGTATTTTTTCTTAAATGCTGTAATACCAATGTTGTGTTTCTCTGTGTGATGGCATCGACATAAACCAGCGTAAGTGTATTCTGTGTGGTCCACACTTTTTCTTTTCCGCCGACCTAGAGCTTTATCGAAATGGTCAATATCTGCACCAGTTTTGCCACAAATACAACAAACTCGGTTAGTGATACATTTATAAAAGTAATATTCCTGATTAGCAGGTAAAATATCATACCCATTGCGAAATGGAATATTATTTTCAAAAATGAAATTCAAGATAATGTTTGCTAATATCGTTGCATCATCCATTGTATTTTCCGAATCGTTTTTAAGGCTTATTTTGTATCCTTGTAACGCTTCAAAGCGAAGATAGAACATTTCCTTTAGTACATCTATTTCTTGCCCTGTAGCCATATAAATATCTTCTAACATAGCGAAAATAAACTTACGTTGGGCAACACTAAATTTTCTAGGATCAATAAATCTTATTTCTATTTCACGTGGTCCTGTATAACCGTAGTACATCGTTTTCAAACGTTCTAAATTTATCGCTTCGTTTATTACGGCAGTGATAGAGTTGTCTTTTAAACTCTTAATCACTGCAGAATAAACATTATTTAAATTCATTCGATTGCTTCCACTTCTATTTGGTTGGCCTTCATGAAATTATTTAATGCAACTAATTTTTCATGTGTAGCCGTTACTTGGATTCTGGCTGTTTCTAATTCGGAGCTTTCTTCCTCTTCTTCACAAACGTTTGAAACAATTTCTCCAGTTTCAATATCAATAGTATTTTCTCCTACTTGCTCTAGTTCTCGGGTTTCAGCTACTTTTTCAGTGGCCAACTTTTCAGCTGAAGCTTTATCAATTTCTTTAATAAGTTCTGCCGAAGTTTTCCCTTGCTCAATCAGGGTTAGCCATGAATAAGGTTCTAAGCCTTTCGCTTTGGTATAGCCTTCAATAATAAGTTTGTCATTTTTAATCCGATCTTTTTCCTTGTTTATTTCTGATACAACAGTTTCAATTTCTTCAATGACTTTTTTCTTTAACTCGCCTTTTTGTGTGAATGACCCTTTATTGGTCCAACTTGATTCAATTTTAATAACATCAGGATGAATATTTTTTGCTGCTGAAATTTCATTGATTTTTGCTTGAACTTTTTCTTTTCTCGCTTCACGGTCATTCTCTTCATAAGATTTAATATTTTTATCAATGATATTTTTTGCCTCTTCTATTTTTTCCTTGAAGGCGTTAATAGTGGTTTCAAAAGTATCTAAAGGTTTATTAAACTCTTTTTTCACTTCGATTCTTTTTTTGTCTAATAATCCAGATACTTTGTTTAAATCCGCTCTTGCTTGTTTAGCATCTGGCAAATTATTTTCATTAAAAATTAGTTTCGAATAATGATTTACTGTTTCATCAACCATCGCACTTAATTGTTTTTCATTATTGATAATAATTTTGCTGGGGCTTACCTCCACAGTTACTTGTAGGTCTGCCATTAATTCATTTGACATATTGAACCTCCATTAATTAAAGACATTGCTTTGTCTTGGCTGTTGTCGTTTATGTTGCATTTCTTTTGCTTGCTGTTCTTGTATAGCATTCATTTTCCAGTTATTAAGCGTTTGAAGTGCTTCATTAAAATATTCTTTAGGGAATACTTCAATAGACGCTACATTAGCCATTTTGGCTAAAGCTTGGGTGTATGCTGACGGCTCATTTCCTGATATTCCTGCAATCATCACAGCTTCGTTTTTAAGTAATGCAAGTTGTTTACCATCAACCATTTCCACATTCATATCTTGTTCATTTTTCGAAACGTCTGGGTCATCTCTTCCATCATCAATCATCAATAAATCACACAAAGCATATTTTTTAGCATAAGAACTAGCAGAACCAGTTACTTGTGAAGCATCCATTTTGGGCTTATCTTCTGGTTCTCTAGCGTAAGCAACTGCCTTAACTTCATTTTCTCCATCCGTAATTTTCACTATTGCTTCTACATAAAAACGATTTTCCATTCGGATAATATTTTTAGTAGTATGAATATACAGACCATACTCGATACAAAGAGGCTTCACTTCACGCAATATACTTTCAGCATTTCTGTAATTGAAATTATTAAAATCATTTACTAAATCTTTTTTTACATTTAAGCGTTCAATTACTTTTAAAAATTTTTGATAAAACGTTAATTCTGTTTCTTCTGACATTTAACTAGCTCCTTTCAACAATGAAATGACTTGCTCTAGCCCTTCAATTAATTCAACTTGCTTAAAATAAGCGCTTTCGTCTAAACTCTCGAATACTGTTCTAACTTCTTCATCTTCGCTATCCTGGTAAACAGCAACGTGATTATTAGTAGTATCCCTTTCAAAAATAAGCGATCCATAGGGAGAATGATTATCTATCAAGTGTATTCTTCCTAAGTCATCAGTCTTGATTTTCATTGGCCATTTCCTCACTAGCTACTTCTTTTGCCACCTTCATTGACTTTGCTAAACTTTCAAAAAAACCTTCTGGGCTACTGAAATCCATCTCCACTTCGTCTAAACGTTTTTTTAGTTTTTCATCAAACTTTCGATATTTTTCTGGATTACAATTTGGGCAATCACACTTTGAATTAGCTTGTACAATTGGTTTAATATGATTTTCAATGAGCTCTATGGCTCCTTTAGCAGAATGCCCCATTCCCTTCGGAGTTCCTCCAGCTGCTGTTTTTACATTTACATTTACTGAATTATCAACATCATCATTACTTACTGCACTAATCAAAATACTGTAACCTTTAGCGGTCATTTCTTTTGTAAAATTTTCAATCATTTGTTGCATTTCATTATTTTGGTTTTCCATGGTATAATTCCCCTATCGATTTATATTTTTGTGACTTTTTGCTTGCCGGCGGAAGTCACTTTTTTGTTTCTCGGATAAATAACGCTTCTGGAAATACTGCCTTATTTATCGCAGTGTCTGGATATTTTTCTTTAAGCTTTTGAAATACCAGGGCTTTCGTTTTCTCGACAACATAAATTTTCAAACTATCTTTGCCAACCGCTTGAAACATCTAAACACCCCGCTTTTCTTTCTGCTGCTTAATGTAAATATTCCCCTTTTGTTTGTTGTACCATTTGTTAGCATTCACAATTGATTGTTCAAATAATTGTTTTCGTTTATCACTAAAAGACATCTAAATTCTCCCTTCAAATCTTTCCTTACTGTTTCAAATATCAAACTCCTGTCTTTTAATTTCCTGAAACCTTTTTTTGCGTTTGATATTTCTGTCTTCTATCGCTAAGTCATATGAAAAAATAAATAGAACAGCTACTAATTGAAGAAGTGAAATCCAAAATTCTGAATTCCCTTTACCTAATAAAACTCCTGATGCAAAAGCAACTAATACTACCGCAAGCCGTCTTAATGATTTAACTTTCATCGTTCTTTATCCTCCTATAAATTACTGTCAATCCAATCCATAGAACCCCAAAGGCAGTTGCATAAATGAATTCTTGAATATAAAAAGCTTTAATCATACAAATCAACAGGATTATTGTGTCGAGAAACATTATCCACTTCATATCTAAACTCCCACTCTATCAATTTCATCAAAAAACTTATCGAGAATGTATCTTTGTCCTTTTCCAGTAATTTTTGGTGTTTTTTTAATAGAAGTTTGCCCATTAGAATGAACGATAGTAGTTTCTTTAATTTCAAATATTTTTAATTCCATTGATCTTTGTGTTGGTACATTGAAGCTCGTTCCTCTTCTTTTGATTAGATATCCTCTTTTTCTCAACCAATCAAACAATCGATTCTGTCCAATATCAAAACCATTTTGTTTTAATATTTTTGCCATGTCATTAACTGAAATACTAGTTTCACTGGCACTTACTGCATCAGCAAATAATGCTTTTGGCCTCAATTCTTGATTTTCCAGTTCTAACTTTTCAATTTTCTTCTGTTGAAATTCAAGAGCACGTTTAGTCACCATTTCTGGGCTATTCCAAAACTTTTCTAACTGAATAAAATATCTACGAGCTTCTTTTCCTTTTTCTGTTTTAGTTAACATTGAAATATGCTTTGCAACATCAAGTTTCAATACATAGTCAGATACATATTGAATATTTCCATTCCCTCCTGAGACAGGTGTACCTCCAGGTACACTCGTAAAATCTTCTTCTTTTATAAACATTTCATCATACTGTTTCCACCAAGCGCTAAATCTTTTCTTTATACCTAAAAATCCATATAAATCTCTAGCACTTACTAACTGTTCATCATTTTCATTCGTTGTAACTTTTATTAATTGATTCACTAGACATACCCCTTCCTTTTGTATTTTTATAGCCCGCCCGACTTATTAATATTGAGTATTTTCATGAATCCATTTTTCAACCAATTTTTTAGGATATTTTTCTTTGCCTTCCTTAACAATTTTAGGAAATCCACTAGCATATCTATAATGTTCATCAAACGTCTTTACATCACACTTCAAAATTCTTTTAGAAACTTCATTTCGGTTTAATAATTCTTCATCTTGATTTTCAGATAACTTTCTTTCTATTATCGGAAGTGTTATTTCTAAAAATTTAGAAGCAATCCATTCAAAAAATTTTTTTGTGCTAATTGAATCAAATTGGATATTCATTACTTACACCTCTTCCAAAAACTCTCTAATTTTCTTAATTTGTTTTTTTGGTTGAACTCTACCGTTTAGAATTCTAGAAAGATATCCTTCGTTGATTTCCAACTTTTCCGCTAGCCAAGCTTGATTTTTGCCCTTAACAGCTAGAGTAATTGCGACTTCTTTTTTTAAAGTCGTTTTCACTTATCTCACCTTCTTTTATAAAATTAGCAAGAATATTTACAAATATTGTTGACAAAAGTATAAAATGTAGTACAATTAATGCATACAAAATACACCTACACATCACATTAATTCTTGCTGGGGAGCTGTTTTAATGCGTATTGTTTAGTACGTTATTTTGTAAATATTCTTGCTTACGAGATAATAATAACTACATTTTATACTTTTGTCAATAGAAAAAGCATAAAATTTTATATTTTCTCAGGCAAAATTTTGAGGTGCTTAGAATGACACTATTTGAGAGAATAAAAGAGTTATCTGCAAAGCGTGGAAAAAACTTAAAACAAGTCGCAAAAGAACTAGGTTATAGTGAAAACCTATTTTATCAGTGGAAGAAAACTACACCAACTGCTGATAAATTGCAAAATGTGGCAGACTATTTTAATGTTACAACTGATTATCTATTGGGTAGGGAAACATCTGGTATGCAAAAATTAGACCCAGAAGAAGATGAGTTAATCGTAATGTTTAGAAAAAATACTGCTGGTATGAATGATGAAGAAAAGAGAGAATTCAATGAATCTCTAGATAAGTTAATGTCTGTCGCGAAAGACTTATTTGAAAGAGACAAGAAAAAATAAAAAGGACTGTTGCTAATGTATAATAAAAAAATGTTAGAATACAGAGATGTTGATTCAGAAGACTATAATAATTATTCAGAAAATGCATTATTTCTTTTAAAGGTTATTTCAGATTGGGCTTCTATACCTGTTTCCGAAATAACTTATCATGAAGTTATAGATTATTTTGTTAATAACTTCATGATTGAAATTGTATTTTTCGATGATAACGACAGGATAATTAATCCAGAATACAAATTTATCAACGACACCATTTACAAAATTTACCCGACATTTAAAGAAAGGGTTTCTGGGTTTACTGTAACTGATGGATATAATTATAAAATATTTTTGAACTTCGATATGATGAGACATCGTCTGATATTCACTATTTTACATGAGTTAGTCCACATATATTTTCATTGTTCTTCAAAAAAGTATATGCAAATTTTTGCATCATTAAATATTGAAGATCACTATCCTAAAGAAATACTACCGTTTGAAGATGAAGCAAATATAATAGCATCTATTTTATACTTAAATGACACTAAGCTAATTAATTATATATTGGAAGGAAATTCGTTCCACAGTATAATGTCTCTTTGTAAAATTAGCAAAGCTGCACTACACTGTAGAATAATGAACTATTTAATTCACAATATAGGATTAAACAAAAACACTGCTCTATTCAAATATTTAAATCCTTATAAAGAAGAAGTATTTGGGCAAACAGCATTAAAAAATTTACAATCCATAATTTCTTATCCTAGCTTTATAAAAAGATTAAACCAAGAAGCTTAACTAAAGTTAAGCTTAAAAAAATCCGCAAAAAAAGAACATACATTCGTTTTAAAGGAGGTGATGCCACCCTTTTTAATAGCCTGCCCGGCAATAGAAAGGAATTTTAATAATGGCAAATAAATATAAACCAACAAAATATCCTGGTATTTTATCTTACGAAACAAAAAGAAACGGTACTATGTATCGTATACGAAAATCTGTAACAATTAACGGTGTAAAGACCCCATTTGATGAGTCGAAATTCAAAACGCTAACTGCAGCAAAAGCTAGATTAAAAGAGATTGATGATTTAGCTTTAAGAAACGAAACTGGTATACTATTAAACCGCAAATTAACTGTAAATGATTATTGGGAAAAATATGCTAATAAAAAAGTTGTGCAGAAAGTATGGTCTAAGGACACTAGACTAGGAAACGATTCCTTGTACAAAAACCATATAAAACCAAAATATGGTAACTTACCACTTATTCAATTAAACAGAAATGACTACGAATTATATATTGTAGAATTACTTAAAAAGTTAAGAAAAGATTCTGTTCGTTCTATCCACATAGCTTTCATGGCCATGCTAAATGATGCTGTTTACTGCGGTGTGATAGAAAGAAATAGGCTTCAACGTGTGTATATTGGTGACGCAGAAAAACCTGCCAGAAACAAACATCTGAGCCTTGACGAATACTGGTCTTGGATGGATACTGCAAAAAGAATACTAACAAAATACGAATACTCATGTGTGTATCTATGTATTTATGGAATGAGACGTGGTGAAGTATGTGGTATAACACCTAAAGTAATTAGTCAAAATGAATTAACAGGTAATCTGATGATTCATTTAGAAGATAGTAGGACGAATGCCACATCTAAAGATGGTCAAAGTAAAGGCGGAGTTAAAACAGCTGAAAGCGAAAGGTATATCGCACTTGATGAACTAGGCACCCAAGCCTTGAACACTGTCTTAACTGAAGCAAGAGAAATCAAAAAAGACTTTGGGGAAATACTACATCGAGATGACTTTATACTTATTAACCCTAGAACAGCGAAGCCATTTCACCCTACTCAATTGAATAGATGGTTTGATAGAGTTTCGAAAGAATGTGGGATCAAAGCTACTCCTCATATGTTAAGACATTTTTTCACAACTCAAGCAGCTATAGCAGGAGTTCCAAAAGAACATGTTGCCGCTTATCTAGGACACACTGATAAAGTAATGACAGAAAAATATACACATTTAAAATATGAAACGGCTCCAAACGTAGTGAGTGCAGTTTCAGAGCGTTTGAATAAGCGTTAA